ACAGTCGTGCTGTGTTTGGTGAAGGATTATCAGGGTCTGGAGAACTAGGAAGCTCTGCAAAGTCTTGATAGCCAGTTATTCCAAAGTTACGGATCGGTGTGGTAATATCGCTATTGCTATTCACACCAACTGGATTGTCTGTTTCCGCACCTAGGCCAATCGAAACAAAACGCCAAACCTTTTCAAAACTGCCGCTAGTGAAGACTCTAATTCGGTAGGCACCACCCGCAGCATGAAATCGGAAACTGCCCTTGTCGAGAACATCGGTAGTGTATGGATTGCCAAGAGGAACGAGCCCATCTCGATCAGAGAATATAGCGGCTAATGGCGAGCCTGAGATTTCTTGACGTACCTCAACCGACACACCGGCTACTACGGCGCCGGTTATGTCTTGAGCTTGTCCATTGAAGGCGGCGAAGGGCATTAGTTTACCTGCGGACCCCGGATGTCACCATAGCCAAATAGCACGTTCACGAAAGTAAGACCATCGATAGCAGCACCGGGTGCGCCTCCGGCCGCACCAACACCCCCGCCATTACCTCCATTTACCCCTACTAAGCCAGGACCACCACCAGCACCCCCATTACCAGCACCGGCAAAGCCGACACCTCCTGCACCTCCAGCCAAAGGTGTACCGACCACCCCAGGGTCACTGGTGAGGCTAGTTCCAGTGCCACCTAACCCCCCATTACCCGGTTCTGTGCCGCTACCTCCGCCACCGCCACCGCCACCAGCCTCACCACCCGGAGCCTTGCCGCCACCGCCACCGCCGCCACCACCGCCCCATATTTGGGCAGCGCCCGAGCTAAGATCAAGATTAATTGGATTTCTAGTATATAGGGCAACACTCCCAACGAGTCCTGGAGTTGCTCCGTTTGAGCCTCCAGGACTGCCTGTGCCTCCTAAACCGCCATGTCCCTGCAAGCGGCCTATCACTTTGATATTAGGAATAAAGCCAGCGACCCAGCTACCAACATCGAATGCGCGGACAGCAGTTGACGACGCGCCAACCACTACGCCGGCACTGATTATGCACGTCAACGTAACAGGAGGCGAAGCTACTAGGTCAGCTGCGGTTACTGGAGGATATATGGCATCATGAACCGTACGCAAGTTGAAGTCATTGATGTTAGAATCTACAAGGATAATTCTATTTGACAAATCGTCGGCGCTAAACTGTTTGAATAGCATCTCCTCCGCTTCAACCAACAGCACATCTTCTTTAGGCTCAACTCTAGTTACTTGTATAGGAATTGTGGCTGTATCACCAAACTCATTCTGTCCACCATGGTAGACGAACTTATAGCCACCCGCCTCTATAGGTTGTTCTATACCGCTATATCTTGGTATGCTGAAGCTAACTTTGCGGGGTGGTACTGCAAAGCGACCAAGCTGCAAGTCAGCTGCGCGTTGAGCAGAATCACGGGCAAAGGTCGGCATCCATGTTCCGAATATCTTCTTAATGATTGGCGAGCCATTTAAGGTAGCCGCCTCAAGATTAGGAACAGCTATCGAGGATCTGTAGTTGTTAGGTTGGTCTAAGGGCTCAAGATAATTCCTAATTCCATAGTAAACCCAAACCTCAGTTATCAATTTGTTACGCTGCTCATCAACTCTTATACTCCCTTCCTTAACATTATTCTCATTATATTCGAAAGCGGTAGTGTTGATGCCCTTTAACACCTGAAGCTGGATGGTCTCCAGTATGTTATCCCACCAGATTATCAGTCCAGCTTGCTGTATAAGTTCTGACACTAGTCTGTTGACGCCGGTAGGCTCGGTGATCAATCGCGTGTAGAGACGTTGCAGATAGGTGTCTACCTCTGTCGTCCAATTTGTTAGATTAATCAACGTCGGGTCCATGGCAGCATAGACAGTGAATAGATCATTGGCTATAACTGACGCCTTCTGAGCATTGTAGTAGAGGCATTCCTGCACTCTGTCTTGAGCATCGTGGGCGATTGCTGTCGTACCGAATTGACCACGAACTAGGGTAAGACTATCGCCTGATCTAATAAATGTGCATACTTCCTTTCCGCCTATTTGAAGAATTCCAGACGTAGCATATTCATCTCCAATGTTGGCCGGTGATAAGGTTGCCGCCGTCGCAACGTTGGTTATCGCCGATACTAGAAACCCACTGTTAAGAACAGGCGCTTGTGATCGGTCATTGTCAGCGAACTTGAGAATATCCTGTGCAAGTACTGTGAACTCGTCAGTAGGAGTAGGACCGTTAAAGGTGTCCATGTAGTAATGGCGGATCTCGTAATCGGCTATATCCTGGCTTAGCAAGCCGGTGAACACTCGCAATGGTTGGGTGCGCCTGAATAAGCCCCGGCCTCTGAAGCGCCCCCAATAAGTACCGTTGTGGAAGAACTCGCCTCGGTCGGCGTGTAGATGGTCTTTGAACTTGATGCTAACCTGAGCCCGACTACCTAAGTTCTCACCTAGAGATAGGATAGCTGGCGTTTGGTTTATATCCATAACATTAGGTATGGCTTCAAATTCTATAGGTAGATAACTTGTAGGTTTGGCGAAACGTAGGGTATCCTTTAGTGCACTTGAGAATAGGCTACGGGCTCGGAAGAAACCGCAATAAAAGTCAACAGCAACACCTGGAATGCTTAAGCCCGTATGTACAGTAAGCGCTGATGCTAATGGAGATGAGAAATCGTCATAGGTGAGCATATAATTCGCAGGCTCGTCTGTTATGAGCCCGCGCCATGCTTTAGTGCGTAGCAACACACCGCCGCCCGCAATGGCCGCAGTGTCAAATCTCAACCATAAATCCTCATCTACTATATAGGGAAATGCCAGTGTCGCTACGGTTGTTGCGACGCCCGCTACTACTTTTGAGAGTTCGAGTGATGCGAAGTTTAAGAACCGGCAGCGATATCCTGAGCCAGAAGCATCGACAGTCCCACGAAGGATTATGCCTGCTCCAGTAGGTGATGTTGCACTGTGGGTTCGTATAAGAGCTATAGAGGATACATCTCCAACATCAGGCATTGCGTTCATACCGACGAATGATTGGAGATTATCAGTAAGGGTTTTCTGAACGCGGATACCACGACCTGATGGGAATGCACTAACTTCAATGCCTGAGAGTGTTACATTAGTCGTCGCCCAATATTTTGTCCAGCCAGGGACCGTCGTACCTGTAAGAGGAATAGCTTCGAATTGCGTACCACGCCACGCATCTAGTTCTAGTTCGACTAGCGATACCGACTTGCCTGTAATTTCGGTGCTCATCTACTCGACTATGCCTTGCATTGGTATCGTTACTTGGATGATGCCAATTGGGTTGTGGATCTGGGGCGTTGGCACATCCATAGCCCAAGCGTACCCAACTTCGAATGGATAAGATACAGGCGCCCATGCAAAGAAGAATGGTTCGGTTTGGCTAGCCTCTAAGAACGCATCCATATTATCGCGATACCAGTCAGGAGATAAGTACATGAAGTTGGCAGTGCTCTCTACCCATGCCCCCACGATCACTCTACCTAGGAACTGACCGCGCTCGGCTCGGGAACCCACTATGTCTGACTTGCGGCCATAGGGTAGCGGTGTAAATGTGACCTGTAGCTTGCGTTCCATCACCAATAGTTTTCCAACAAACATGACTGCGGCATATGCAGTGTCGAGTCCCGACGTGCTTGTCGCTACAATCCTTATAGCATTGTAGTTCGCAACGCTAAACCTAAATAACAAGGGAGTGTTGTCTGCGACAATAAGTTCTGAAGTTAGTAAGAAGAACTCGGGACTACCAGGATTGCTGTTAGCAAAAACTGGAGGTGAGAAGTTCGAGGTCCACTTAGCGGTACCTACCCTAATACAGAATTCGTCGATCCAACCATTCCATTCTGAACCTGGTGTTTCACCATTACGGCCAACAGCTAGCTCGTTTGCACTGTCATTGACCGAACCTGTTACGGCAACGGTGCCGTCTTGTACGCCATCAATGAACAGCTTCAGTGTACTTCCAGTGCGCACAAAGGCAAGATGATGCCAACCAGGATTGAGGGCGTTGGTGAAGCCAAGTGCACCGTCGCAATTGAAAGCAGTGCTACCAACGTTGACAGTAGCCCGGATAGTATTGGTAGGACGCCGACGGATGTTGAATGAGATGGTTGTCGCCGTGGCTGCGTTGTCGCATTGGCCAGCAAGGTTAAGGGTTGTGCCGCCAGCGTCATTGACACGGAACCAACAGTCAATAGTGAAATCACTACTGCCTAGCGCAAAGTCAGCATGATCTGGCGTGGTGATGTAATCCCCCACACCATCGAATAATCCTGATGCACCACCGAATTTGGATTGAGCTGTGTCTATTTGTGCATTACTGCCTGAAGGGCTTGTAAATGTTTTTGGCGTTGGTGAGCTATCCACAAATGAGGTTGAAGCATCAGTCCCATCCATGTGCAGTAACAGCCTTAAGAAAGCATTATTAACAAGGTCGGTTGCTCCATATAGACTTAGGGCTCTAGCACTACTGCCGAAGTTATGCCCAGCTAAACCTAGATAGTCTATTGGCCGCGAGCCGTCGAAGTTTGCTTGTAGGAATATAGCTTCCCCAGGGGTTAGTTGCTGGAAGCGCAGGTACGAGCTGGTATTGGCTAAGTTTATGGTAGGAAAGTTTGTATTTTCAACAGCCGCGCCAGTTGTTGGGTTTCCACTAGATATGTTGCTGACATCTACTAGATTCTCCCAGCCAATAATAGGATTATCTAGGTCGATCTCAGCTTCGCTAAGCGAGAGTACCAAATTCTGTGTTATTACGACGGTCACACTAGGTACTCCGTATTAAGGTACAGTTTCAGTGGCGATAAGTGTTGCGCCATTCTTAACTTCTTCATTGATACGCTCGATGAACTCTTTCAACTGATCTGATGAGTATAGCTGACCCCTTGTCATAAGGACTGTAACACTTCGACCTTGTGGACCCAGTTCTTCTGGTACGACAGGAGAACCACCACCGCCGCCCCCACCACCGCCACCGCCAGACAGACTCCCGCCCCCGACACCACTACCAGCACTGCCCATCTGCAACGCGCCAGCAGCAATAATCAAACCAATTTCTACTGCACCCAAGGCTTTGACGCCAGCAATGACTGCCGGCTTGGCTGGGAATGGAATTGTAGGATCGGCCGCAACCGCCATGACTGCCGCCGCTGTGCTTTGTATCGCACGGGCCACGTTCAAGGCAGTGCTGACAGCAAGAGCAGCGATTGCCCATCCTTTGGATTTCTGTCCAAGTATTTGCATCACGGCCAGCAATGCCTGCCCTGTTTTCATCTGGGCATTCAGCATATGGTCGTTAGCTGTTTTTCGTATTGCCTCCAACTTGTATTGATGGCGGGCTTCTTCATTCTCCCTCAACGCCCGATAGTCGGCGTCAATTAACTTGCCAGTATTATAGAACTCCTCCAACTGTGACAAGCGAACAGCGTAGCTATCCTTTTCGAGTCTCTCTGAATTTGACAAGCTTTCGCGAATGCCTTGGTAGGCGCTGGCTGCCTGTGCGGCACGAACCTGCTCTTCCAGATTTTGTCGCCTGACTTGGTTCTCCGCCTTTCGCAGGTCGAGCCCCATGCGTAAGAATTGGAGTTCTATCTGGAACATCTGGTTCATTATTTCTTGTTCAGAACGTAGCTGGCTGCCAACCCTGACTTGATTTGCGAGGGTCAACTCAATTTCTTTCTCGGCGTCGGCGCGTCGCTCGACCATCTTAGGGTCTTCGGCTTTGGCAGCAGCAATCTGTTCTAACAGTTTTCCTTGCCCCACATATAATTCATTAAGGCTCTTCTCTGCTCTTAGAATGTAGGCTTTCACATCGTTGACTTTGGTCCACCCCCTCTTGACGTTTTCAAGCGCTTGCTCTTCGGTCTTGATGGTTACGACTTGCATCCTCAAGGACTCAGTCAAGTTCTCTAAGTTTGATTTAGGCATGCCCGCCATACTAGCAAGGTATTGCAACGCATTGGCCATAGCATCGAAGGTCATTATCAAACCCTTCGAGATGCCTAGAGTATTATCTAATCTATAAATAAGGTCACCTAGTTGAGTGCCGAAGTTGTTGGTTGCAGTAGCTATGGTCTCAACGCGATTGATGCCCAAGGCAATGTTCCATCGAATATAGGCATCTCGCACGTTGTTAATGTCAGCAAGTGAAGACTGCATTGCTTTACCAAATTCTTTCCATTCATTACCGACCTCTTGCAAACTACGGTTACTGGTTGCAGCCATTGTCGAAATGAAATCGAACTCGCGGCCGATGTTATTCATGAATGGTTGGATTGCTGCCAGCTCATTCCTTAGAGTATCGAACTGCGTAACGACAGCGGCCAGATTGATAAGCATCCGGCTGACAGCTTGCGTCAGCACGTTGCCTAGCGCCGTGCCGAGAGCAATAGCGGCAAGATTGGTGCCGAATATGCTAGTTGTCAATTCGCGCATTGCTCGGCCAAGGTTACCGCTGCTGCTTGCGGAATCTTGCATAGCGCGATTCTTATCACGAACGTTGTTGGCAGTATCTTTGGCGACCTTCGACAAGCCCTGAACGGAGTCCGAGGCTATCTTCATATTAGCCGCAGTGCCTTTGCTCAGCGCCTCAAGCTGCGCCATTTGCGCAGTAAGCTTGCTGAAGTCAGCTTCGACCCGAACTGTTAAGACTGCGACTTCCATGACTTAAGCCTTCTTGTAGCCTGTAGCTTGGCGTATCTTTGTTCCAACTGCTTCCACACACTTATCCTTTGTATTTGCTGACGCCGGTCGCATGAAGGGGCGGGGCCGCATCTTCTGAGTACCTAATTCCAACCACTTAGCATGCTGGGCTCTATTTCCTATTATAATAGATAAGCCCTTACGTTCGATAGTGAAGGCATCAAGCAGTTCGCCTGTTTGAGTAGCAGGAGGCTGGCCTGGAGCTGATACACCAGTTCCCTTCCTTCCACTACTTTTCTTTGCCGAGCTACGGATTAGTCGTTGGGCTTCATTGACAACTAACTTTCCACATTGATCGAGGCCGCGCCCCGCACCAAGCTTCAGCTTGTTCATGGCCCGCTCGCCATACCATTGGAATTTGATTGAGCTGGCCATGCTATTTCTTCCTAATCCCCTTTGGTTTTGGTAACGTAACTATTCCTACTTTATCTAACGTCGGTCTATTTCCAAATGATATATCGAATGCTTTGGGGGTTAGTACGATTGGCTTACCGCCTCCACCGTACCAAGTCTTATGTCCTCCTTGTGTAAGTGCCTGCCGTTGTTGCTGCTTACGCTGCCATGGGGTGAGGTTGGCCCCCTCTTCGCCCCCATGTAGCGCCTGTTGCATTTTTATCCAACCCCGTTGGGCTACCAAGATAGCGTTCACATCACTGTGCAGTGTTTGGTACTCGCTCCAGCCTAACCAACCTAAAGCGAACTCGGCCAGTTCGCTATAGTACTTCTCGGCTAGGGCCTGGAGCTCGGCACGTTTCCCACTACATCCTCACCACTGTCTGGAGTGTCGACTTGAGTAGGCAGTGGCCTTCCTCCTCGCATTAGCATCAAGATGTACATCTGAGCGCGCTCGGCGCACCCGCCCGTATCGTCGGTGATGCCGGCTTCGTACATGCGCTGCATCAAGTCTTGTCTACCTTTAGCAGTTGAGAATTTGTTGCCGCCAATGCCAAGGGATATCACATCGGCAATGACGTGGATATCAGTACGAGCAATCTTGTCCATGGCATCGTTCAATCCGCCATACTTGGAGCTGATGATTTGCATGGCGTTGATGGAAGGTCTCATCACGAAAGTCTCGTTACCGAGTTCGATCCTGACGTCACCTTGCCCAAGCTTGGGAGGATTGGTGGTTAGATTTGGGTCGACGGTTGCGGTCATGTTGTTTCCATTACTTTGCCAGGGTTTCTACAGCGATATGAGCACGTTTCGCCGCGTCGAAAGGGTTTCAGGTACCTAGGGCGCCCTAACCAAGCTCGACGCGATAGTGAGCGAATAGCCTATTGCCAATCGTCTGGTAAGGTGTAAACTTTGCTGCATGTCACACAAACGGCAATGCTCAATTCCTGGATGTGAAAACCCTCACCGGGCTCGGGGTTATTGCACTAAGCATTGGTTTAGATTCTATAGATATGGGGATCCTCTGGCCAGCAGTCCTAACAAACACAAACTCGTTAGGTGGCTGAAGCAGCATAGCTTCCATCAAGGTGAGGATTGCATCGACTGGCCGTTCAGCAGAAATGAAAGCGGTTCGGGGCAATTTAGATGGGAGGGCAATAGCACTGCCCAAAGAGTCATGTGTGTCATCGCCCATGGTGAACCTCCTACTCCAAAGCATCGAGCAAGACATAGTTGCAAGCGGCTTAGCTGTATAAATCCAAATCATCTCAGTTGGAAAATAGCAAAGGCGGTCGACTAAGACCGCCCTCACTGTAGAATACAGGCTATTGATTAGGGGCCAGCAGCATTCACAGAAACGATGTTGCTGTTGATTCCGAGAGCAGAGTTGAGTTTGATGACGTTGTTGGCGCCGTCGAGTGTTTCCCGAACCGACATTACCTTGGCGATGAAGTAGCGTTGGCTTGGAGTGCCGCCCACCGGAGCGTCATTGAATTGTATTCTGAAGCCGTAGTTGTTCGGTGTAGCCTCGGCGGCGCGTACTGCGGCTTGGCCGGCATCTTCGTAGTCGATGCCCATGACCAGCTCGATATTACCTGCGTTGCGTGTACCCTTCAGCTTCTGGGTTCTGCCCTCGCCGATGGCGTCGAAGGTTATCTCGGTGCTTTCGTCGCCGAATGCGCCGATGCTTTCGACCCACAAAATCTCGGTCCAGCTGTCCCCAAAATCTGCAACAACGAAGTCGGCGCTTTGCGATGGCTTGCTTTGGCCAATGAAGATTTTCGAACCTGCGGTAGCAAAGATTCCGGCCATGACGACCTCCTCACACTAGCTTCTGAGTTGCGCAAGACGAATAGCCAAGGTGACCATACGCCCCACAGTTTGATCCTCACTAGGTACCGGTTCTGGTCCCATGGCTTGGATATCGATGACATGCCAGCCGGGCACGACTATAGCTTGTCGTTCTCGGTGAAACAAGTCGCGAACCAAATAAGCTAACTGATCGGCTAGCCGGTAATTGGCAGGAGTATCGTTGGCAGCATAAGTTGAGATAGTTCGAGTAGGAATTGGCTGGAAGTCGTTTATGCCATCTGCATTAAATACGACAATATCAGGTGAGATAACAATCATTGGATATGGAGCATTGTTTGGTACCGGCACATTCGTAAACACGGTGAAGCTACCATCATAGCTCGGCAAAAGGGAGGTGATGCCACTATCACCGATAATGGCATCCCTTAATGGCTGAGCTAAGTCCGCTGTGCTCATTGGGGTTAGTTGGTCAAGCCCCAACGACGCAGATACTGCGAAGCTTTCAACCGCGCCCACGCGGGGGCGGCAGCATCGAGATCGTTGCCGAACTTACCTACCAAGAACCTGACCTTGTGCTGGACGAACTCAGGTACGGCGTCATTGTCGAAGTAGTAGCTGACACCGAGGGCTTGGACGAATTCCATGGCTTAGTTCCTTTTCACGTTGGCGTTGAGATCGTGAAGCACTGTAGCACAATGCTGGCACTAGCGGGGTCGATCTCGAGCACCCGGCGAACTTTATGCCACTCACCGCGAATGAGTATCTTGTCATCCTGCTTTGGGATGGTACGTGGGTTAATCAAGTTCATTATGATGAGAATGCGAACGTCGCTAGCGGGTATGCCGTAGGTAGCCATATAGAATGCGTTGAAGTTGTCTCTTATGCCTTCGAAGCTGAAGAGCTCAATCGTTGGCGCCGCATCGTCGCCTTTGCCCGTAACGCTTGTGGGGGTTTCACGCCGAAGCGTGCCCGTCATCAGTTTTCCCTGGAAGGCGTTCGCTACTATGTTCGCTATCTCGGTTGGCAGCAGCGACGCCATCTTTCATCTCCAGCCATTTGGCAGTAGCTTGCTCAACTAATCGAGCATGTGGACTCCGGATGCTAGTTCCTACTCCTTGGTTACGCAGCCATTGCCGCAAACCAGCGTTGGACAGTTCTTTGAAATTGGGTTGGGTTGATACGGCTAAGTTTTTGTCTGAGATAGTCGTGACTTCCGCGTCAACACTCTCGTCCATCTTCAACATGCGGCATTCATACATTTGCCGCAGGCGTCGAGTAGGCACCAAGGTTACGTCGAACTTTTCATTCCCGGCAAATTTCTTCCCACCAACTGATATGTCCCTGACTGCTAGGAAGACCCGGTTGCGGTCGAATGGTTCGCGCATACGACCGCCAACGGGAGGACGCCTTCCGAGTGTTTTTGTCATTGCTTGTTCCTATGCCAAGGTTGGTTATTGCTATTGCTTATCCTGTGCTACTAGGCAGGGGTGACAACCGCGTCGTTGAAGAACACGCCAAGGTCTTGCGACACGAGGCGCAGATCCCAGGCCATGCGGCCCTGGAAGTAGTCGCTGTGCGCTCGGGCATCACGGCCGCGCTCGATCACACCGCCGATCTGGTTGGTCTGGCCAGGGATAAGGCCAGTCCACGCAAAGTTGGCGATAGCGGTCGGGCTGTCGACGGTCGGGTTAGGCTCGATGTAGGCCAGCAGCATCGCCGTCTCGTCGACGATGAACTGGAAGTTATCGGTCGCGCCTTCCATTGCCGAGTTGTACACGCTACGGGCAACAACCACGTTGTCCACCTCGAAGAGGCTGGCCAAGATGGCATCGTCCGCCACGCCCTGCTGCGTGTACTTGATGCGGTCGCTGATATCCGGATGCGAACGCAGCACACGCTTGACGCCCGAGCCGAGCACGAGCGTATTGGGCATGTAGCCGGTGGCGCGCAGGATCTTTTCCTTGGCAGCGTCGATGGTCTCGATGGGGGTCGAGGCTGCATCGTTGAACTGCAGGAACTGCGTGCCAGTCGGCGTCGAGCCCACACCAGCAAACTCTGTGGTCCAGACACCCGACGTGAAGAACCGCTGAGCCCAAACACGATCCTGTTTGATCATGTTCTTCTGGGTCAACAGGGTGGTGGCATTCTCGTCGAGCCGGATTGGCTCGTCGGCGTTCTGCCGCTGCCTGTCGTCCACCACGTGCTCCAGGGCGTACTCGGTCGCAGTGTAGACACCGCTGCTGACCTTGTAGCCAACCTGTTGCGGCCTGCCGCCGAGAGGGCGT